GACGGTCAGGTCCCCCTGACTGCCGGCTGGATCTGCCGCATCCTCACGCGCGGCGGCAAGATCACCGACCGCACCAAGGAGTTCCTCCTAGATCGAGTCACTCGTTCCATCGAGCGCAGTCAGACTGCAGCCGAGGAATAAGCCAGGACTCCGTCTCGTCCGTCTCGAGACGTACAAGCTTCGATTCGCGACAAGGCTCGCGACATCATCGGCGACCTCGAGAGCATGATCGACAACGCCCAGCCATTCAACATCTACGACTACATGCAGAAGAAGAACATCCCGGCCATCTACGCCGCGTACATCGCGGACTACTACCAGAAGATGGCCATGGAGCTGGAGGAGGTGTTGGCTGGTACCGACCCGGACCTCAACTTCGCTTATCGCAAGTACAGCAAGACTCGTATCGAGAAGTCGCTTGCTTTCTACAAGGGCATCGTAGACGGCGCCGACAAGTTCTCGGAGAACGCCAAGCGTGTTCGCAAGGCCAATCGCAAGCCTCGTACGGTCTCGGTCGAGAAGCAGATTAAGAACCTGAAGTACCAGAAGAACGATCAGGAATACAAGCTGGTCTCTGTCGAGCCCCAGCAGATCTTGGCGGCTCAGGAGCTGTGGACGTTCAACACCAAGACGCGCATGCTCTCCGTGTATCGAGCGCAGGACGCCGGCGGTTTGGGCATCAAGACCGTGAGCGTCACCGGCTTCAACGAGGGTGCTTCCATGTCGAAGCGTCTGCGTAAGCCCAGCGACTTCCTTCAGAAGGTATTGACCGGCGGCAAGGTGGTCCTGCGAGAGATCATGGACAGTATCACCACCGTGTCTGTACCGGTCCGCGGTCGTCTTACGCCGGAGACCATCCTCCTGAGGGTAGTGAAATAATAGTTTACAATTCGCGCCAAAAGTAGTATAATGTTAAATAATGTCGGTTGGTGTTAACCAGACACAACGAGGATGGAGAGCACAGAGATTTTTCTGGTTTCTATCTGTGGCCGACGGATTGGCAGGCGAGTTCCTCACTCGTTCCAACCATTGAAAGGAATACAATGAAGCGTCGTGGTCTATTTGGTTTTCTCGCAGCTGCTCCCGTCGGAGTAGTCGGTATGGCTGGTGCTGCCGTTGCGACTAGCAAATCTAATAATCTACCTCCAGAAAATGCCGGCGTAGGTTTCGCTCACGGCACTCCTGTCGGTGTGTGGCCGGATAATCAATATAAGGTCGGCGCGCCGCTGGCCAGTATGGCGCAGTGTTACAGTGATATTAAGCATCATGGTAGTATCGTCATGCACGAGGGCGAGCTGTATATCAGAAAGCCCGGCGGTCAGTGGCGGCAGATCTCGTGATCAATACGAACGAGTTCATCTCTGACATCGAGACTCTACATCGAGACCTGCAGCTCACCTACATGGAAGCCGTGGTCTACTGGTGTGAGGCTCGAGCCATCGACGTGGAAGCAGTCTCTCACATCGTCAAGAAGAACCGAGTCATGAAGGCCAAGATCAAGGCCGAGGCAGAGGACCTCAACTACATCAAGCGAAAGAAGGGGTCCCAGCTCCCCGTATAAATACTCCGAAATAGCTCGGAGGACGGATGAAGCTGACCATCAGAGGCCGAACTACAAAAAAGGTTCCCAGGAAACTCGTGGAAACTGCGGCCAGGTGGTATGGCCGGAAGATCTTCGATAAGAAGCTCAATCGCAAGATCAAGATCAACATATACTTCCGGAAGATGGATCTCGACCTACTCGGCGAGTGCGGCTATAAAGATCCGAAGAAGTGTAACTACAACTACGACATCTACATAAACAAAGACATGGGCGAGAGGCGCATCCTCACTACTCTCGCCCATGAGATGGTCCACGCTGCCCAGTACGCTTCGGGCAGGTACGTGTCATACAAGCGCGAGTCTATGATGCACCTAGTGAAGTTCCACGGCGAGCACTACGACCTAAACGAGGTCGACTACTGGGATCATCCGTGGGAGATCGAGGCTTCCGGAAGAGAGCTCGGTCTGTACATTCGTTTCATAAACTACATGGTGGAGAAGGGTAAACTATGAACGCCAGGTTCAAAGACTATACGGTCGAAGACCTGATTGACGAGATTGAAGATCTTGAGCAACGTGTGGATGATCTGGAAGACGACGTTCTTTATAACGAGAGAGCTGCGGAGCGATTGGAAGAACAACTCAACGAGCTCGAAGCAGAAGATCGTGATATCACATATGTGAAGCAGTTGATTACTGATCTCTATATCGCAAAGATCTCGGCCTCTGATCGTGAGTTTGATATGCAGCTCCGCGAGATGTTTCTAAAAGTACTCGACAAGTGTCTATGACTCCCTTCGAGTGTTTTAAGACCTACTCGGCTCTGAAGCTTCACTTCTCTTCCGAATACAACTACTTTCAGTATAACGGTAACCTGAGACTGAAGCCGGAGTCTTTCGAGAAGAGGCCGGACAAAGTGTTCTTCGCCAAGGTAGCGAAGCACTCTGACCCGCTGAACTTCTTAATGATCAACATCCTAGACGATCCCAAGGCGTGGATCCGCAACATCGCTTACAGCCCGGAGTCAGAGTCTAAGTACTCTACTTGGCTCAAGCGCAAGCAGTCTCTGGCTTACTCGTTCAAGGAAGAACTGAAGAAGCTAGACGCCGACTTCGACAAGAATCTGCGTGTGGTGGCCAACGGCCATCCCCCGCTGATCGCCGACTACCTCGGCGGGCATGTGTCGCTGGAGACCGTGTGCATCATCGCCACGGTAACCGGCTGCATCAAGTACTGGGACAAAGCTATGTCCGACGATCCAGTATGGGAGGAGACCTCGCGTAAGATCAAGAAGTATACGCCCTTCTTGAATATCGACGCGAGTAAGTACAAAAAAATTATTCTCGAATCCTTCGGGAACCAAGATTGACGTATAAATAATCCAGGTCGCTGACCTAAAAAATACGATCAATACAACGCAACACTATCAATACGGAGAATACAATGGTCGATTTCGCCAAGCTTAAGGAAATGCGTGGGACCAAGTCCCTGGCCGCTCTCACTGAAGAGCTCAACAAACTCAACACCAAGACCGAACGTAAGAACGACGACCGCTTCTGGACACCGACGGTGGACAAGGCTGGTAACGGCTACGCTGTGATTCGCTTCCTGCCTCCGCCGCAGGGCGAGGACGTGCCGTTCGTTCGCATGTTCGATCACGGCTTCAAGGGTCCGTCGGGTTCGTGGTACATCGAGAACTCGCTGACCACCATCGGCAAGAAGGATCCCGTCGGCGAGTTGAACTCGCAGCTGTGGAACTCCGGCATCGAGGCTGACAAGCAGAAGGCTCGCGATCAGAAGCGTCGTCAGAGCTTCATCTCCAACATCTTCGTGGTCGAGGATCACGGCAACCCCGAGAACAACGGCAAGGTCTTCCTGTTCAAGTACGGCAAGAAGATCTTCGAGAAGCTGGGCGAGGTGATGAGCCCGCAGTTCCCGGACGAGAAGCCGATGAACCCGTTCGACTTCTGGGAGGGCGCTAACTTCGCCCTTAAGATCCGTCAGGTCGAGGGCTACCGTAACTACGACAAGTCGGTGTTCATGTCGCCGGGTCCCCTGTCGAAGAACGACGCCAAGCTCGAGGAGATCTACAAGCAGGAGCACTCCCTGCAGGAGTTCCTGTCGCCCAGCAACTTCAAGAGCTACGAAGAGCTCAAGCAGAAGCTGGATCGAGTGCTGGCCGCTCCGATGGACGGCATGACTCGCAACGTGATGGAGCAGGAGGAGTCGGCCCCGCCGATCCTCAAGGCTCGCCCCGCTCCCGCCCCGGCGATGGAAGAGGGCGGCGAGGAAGACGAGGATCTCGCCTTCTTCAAGAAGCTGGCCAACGGCGAAGCATAAGTGAGAAAGGGACCCGAAAGGGTCCCTTTTTTATGGCCTATACGCTTTCTCGATTTCCATGCCAAATACTTCTTTGAGTATACTGGCTGAAGGCATCGCGGCCGGTACTGTATTATCTTTAAAACTATCTGAGTTGAACTGTGGATTGTTTCCGCGATTCTGCGGACTCAGTGTATTCAGCAGACTTCCGACTAGACCCATGATACCCATCGGGTTCTGAGGAACCATGGACCTAGCTCCTCCTACTGCGAGAGTACTCAGGATACCAGCCAGCGGTCCCATTCCCGGAGTCATGGCGGCGGCGCCCATGCCAGACGGCATGCTAGAACCGCGGCCAGTGCTAGCACTTAGTATAGAATCGATTCCACGCGAAGCAGTCTGTGGCATGCTAGATCCTTCACCGCCCATTCGTCCTCTAGGGGCAGACTGACCACCGCCCATCGCTCCGGGACTACCGCCACCGGTGGGCGTGTATCCTATCTTCTGAATATGTACGGGATCTGATCCGCCGAACGGGATCGTCAGACCGTATTTCTGTAGAAGACCCGCCATCTGCGGCGCCTGAGGAACGTCCAGAGCCTGCCCGTCTGCGTGTGAGCTGCCGCTGCCACCACCCGGAACGTCGTATTCTTTTCCGTTATAAGTGATTCTCTGCGGGGTCCTAGGAGCTGCCGGCATGTATATACCCGGTTCCTTAAGGATACGGCCACGAACCCACAACTCGGCCTGCTTCTTATCGTCTCGAGCAGCAGACTCGATGGTCACCGGCTTTCCGTACTCTGCTGCCGCGCTGAAGAACTTAGACAGCAAGTCTTTGTCTACGGCAGATATGTTTACGCCAGACCCGAGGCGAACGTTCGGCGGCATGGATCCTTCCCCGGCTGACGGCTTATATCCCTGGCTCTGATCTTTAGCTTCTCCGGCGCCAGGATTCTTGAGCGGCGCAGCGCCAGGTGCGGCTACTCCCTTTTCTTGCGTGGATGGAACGGCATCCGGCATCGAGCCCTCTGGCGCTGATGTCGGCGTAGGATTTGAAGTTTGATCGGTACTGCCTTTTGCGGTCTTCATGATAGCTTCGGCGTTGGCTATTCTTTGAGCTCTGTGAGCGCCGCTAGATCTCTCGTAGTACTGATCAAAAGCTATGGCTGCTTCACGAGCATTCTTTGCTTCTTTTAACGCTCTATATGCTTGAAGCTCTACGTTCTTGATTTCCCAGTCTAGGAAGTCAAGCTGTTCTTCGAAGCCAGCTTCTCTAATATCTTTTTTGTATTGCTTCTTGAATCTGTCTTGTCTATCCGGATGCCACTGAGCGATACCGTATGCCTTGCCGCCATCGCCGACAGCATTGGTCTTCATATCCGGTCCAGACTCTGCCTGCAGGTTGCCGACGATGCCTGCAGCCTGTTCTTGATTCCATCCCTTGGCCGATAGCAGTTGCATAGCTTTTGTGGCCGTCGCAGTCTCTCCTACTCCAGTGGCGTTTGAAGTATCCATGGAAGTATTTCCTAGACCTCCCGCGCCTGGCGCTCCAGTAGGCGTAGCGTTTTTACCAGAAGCAGCCCCGCCGCCGGCCGGCGCTCCTCCCGCGGAGCCCGCGCCGGTCTCTGCTCTCGCAGCTTTTACTGCAGTAGATTCCTGAGGTCCTTTGGCAGGCCCTAATTCTTTAGCTTCTTTTATTTTCTTCTGAACTGCTTTTACGCCGACGTCTTCAGTACCCTTTTTCAGTTCTTCTACTGAAAGCTTTTCGCCGGCCGCCAGCTTCTCAAGGTTCTGTCTGCCGCCGTATAGTTCTACGTCTCGGCCGCCCCTCTCTAGGATATCTTTAGCTAATTCCGGTCCACCGTCGATGACGCTCTTTAGCTCTGCGTCTGTAGCACGCATTCCAGTTTGACCCTGACGGATTGCCTGATTCTTGATCTTATTCAGGTCGCCCTTTTCGTATGCCGTGCCTAGGTCTGATTCGAGAGTCTCTTGTCTCATGTTATATAGAGCGGCAGCCGTAGCGCCTAGTGCGGCGGGTCCGGCGGCAGCTCTCAAGAATCCCGGTGCGGCTTTTAATCCACGGGCGGCGGCTCTACCAACTTTCTTAAGGCCGGCGCCGACTTTAGCGTCGAGGATGTCTCCCCAAGACTTCTTGTCTTCTTCTTCCGGCAGCTTTTGAACTTTTTCATCGATATAGTCTTTGAGAGCATCAAGCTTCTTATTCATTTCGCTGAGCATGCCCAGCGCACGAGCAGTCTTGCGAGATAAATCCTGCATCTGATGTTGCAGCATCGTTATAGAAGTAGCCTGGCGCTGGATGGCCTGGTGATTTTCTTCTATGTCTCGCTTATTCTCTGCGATACCTTCTTTATTCTGCTTCTCGATATTAGTCAGATTTTTGATGGCATAGTCTAGAGACTTAGACATGCCACCGGTGGCTCCCTTGCTCTTTTCACGAGCCTTCTGCTTTATGCCGTCTTTCTTTTCTTTGGCGGTGTCTGTAGAAAGAGACACCATCGAGTCTACGAAACTGTTGACGCTTTCTTTGGTATCAAGTTTTTCTGAACCAACGGCGTCTTCCGCGACCATGTCATCTATGAACTTACTCAGATCGGCCGTTCCGGGAGCTACGGCCGCCGGTTCTTTATCGGTTTCTTTCTTCTGGCCGCGAGTCTTCTTTTTCATTAGGCGCCGCTGTTTCGTTGCTTCTCTTCTTGCTCACTGATATATTCTTTCAGCATAGTTACATAGATGTCGAGCTCGAACGGAATCAGATTCTCGATATCTGCAATGGAGTATTTATGATGCTGAGCCAGGGCGAAAACTGTCTTGTAATAGTTTTCGAGAGAAGTATGACTCAGCGCAACGTAAAAAAATCGTTTAGAGTCGTTAGCTCGATCTTACGTTGGTTTCCTAGAGAATTGTTATAAGACAATACGTGTTTCATCGTCGGAGCATTTGACAGGAATCCCTGAATACTCTCGAACGTCTTTACGTCTAGGTTGTCTACGAAGTTCGTCAGCTCTTCTCTCGTATAGCTGCTAGGATCGTACATGTCCTCGCCGCTATAGATCTTATCCACGCATCGAATAATCAGCTCGAACATGGCGTCTTGTCCGAGAGACAAGAAGCTCTTGTCATCATACAGGGCAGCGCTCGGGTAGCGCATGATCATGCCCGCCTTGTCGTTGATCTTAATCCTGTTGTCTGCGTCCTTTGGATACTCGACCTCGATCTGGTTTAGATCGACTTCAAACTTATATTCCTTTTCGTCCTCGAGGTCTTTGAAAGACAGGGGAACGATGTTACCCACTGAGTTGGATCTGATTTTCAGGAACAAGTATTCTAGGTCGAAGATCGCTAGCTTATTGACGTCGAATCCTTTTTCTTCGCAGCAGTTGTTTACCACTTGCTTTATAGCGGAGAGGATGTCGTTGTTATCATTTGAAGTCTTGGCCATCAGAAGGATCTTTTCTTCTTTGACCAGGAATGGACGAAACAATAGCTGCTTCTTGGTAGACGGAACAGTTACTTTAAATGTGGGATGACTGATCTTTGGCAGAGTCATTACGAAGTCCTATTGATGTAGATTAATTGAAGAGTTTTTTCACAGCCGTATTGATTACCTGACCGCGCGGAGGTATGACCAGTTTTTGCGGTTCAGGAGCTTTAGTCGAACCGTCGGTCGTGGTAACGTTAGTAAATCTCCAGTGACGAAATGTAAATGTCACCGTGATTCTTTTTAGCTGATTATTGTCGCCCCATCCCAGAGAGATATCATTCATGCTTATGGGATAGAAGTCGAACATTTCTACCGAAGTAGAAAGCTTGCCGTCACTATCGTATACATGGATCTTAGGATCTACGGCATAGTCTGTCATATAGTTTGAGCGATAGTTTAGATACGACTCTGTGTTTGGAGCGTCTGCTGAACTATAAGCAAATACGTTATTGAGCCAGTTATAGAAGAATATCCATACGAGGCTGTCTTTGTCCGCGATGAACGTCATCGAGGTATCTGTGAAGTTTGCGTTATATGGAAACTTCTGCAGAGGACCGTAGCCGTATCTGTTGACCGGCGTGACCTGCATAGACACGCCCGGAACACGAACAGATTCGGCTCTGAAGCTTAGCGTTTCGGTAAACGTCGGCTGAGGCCTACGAGAGTTACCTACTACGACCTCAGTATTGTACAGAACGCGTGGAACCGGAATCTCTACCTCGAACTTGTTAGTGGGTAGAGTGCCAGTCTTTTCCAGATGAGACTTAAAGATTTGTACGTCGAATCCCATTATGGTCCAGCTCTTAGAGACTCTACGCTCTCTCTATGTACGGAGAAGACGGGCTTCTTCATGAATCTTTCTGTCGGCAACATTAAAGCTTTGTCCCAATTTTCAGGATCTATGTATATGAATTTCTGCATAATGTGACCGGCTAAATATCTCTTCAGGCACGGCTTGAAGTATCTCATACTAGTCGCCGACCTGAGTACGTCATAGGTCAATCTTAGTCTAGTACTCTTATCACTCTTCTTATTATTTATTGTAGTATATAGAGCATCCATGAGTTTGGCTCTATAATTTCGTGGCAAATAATGCAAATTGATTCCCAGGAAGCCGTCGCTATATAATTCTACAGGAAATACCAGCGGAAACATGTCATAATAGGGCAAAGACTGCTTCAGCTTAGGGTTGTAGAAGAACATGAACATCTGACCGAGGTTCTGCATTCCTATGTTGGAACGCACGTTCTTAGGATCGATGATCTCTCTGGCATTTACTTTCTTTACTAGTGATGCCTGATTACGATACCACTTACGAGCATCTACTATGCTGGCATCCGAAGCCGCTGCTGCTATATTCTGAAATACGGTGGTTACCATTTGATTCCTAATTGCTTCTCAGTAAATACGTGAAATGACCAACCCCGATCCATGCAGAATTCATTGGCTGCCTTCCACTTGGCCTCATTTACGCCCCAGGTATACACCTCGTTGATATACCTCTTTGAGACTTTGGACGGCTTTTTGGGCGGCTTGGTCTGTGCTTCCGGCTTGACCTCGATCATGACAGTCTTAACTGTGCCATCTTTATCGCGCTTCTTGACTACGAAGTCTGGGAAGTAACGATGGATCTTATTGTCCACTGGCGACCGGTACGGTATGAATAGTTCTTCTGACTGCCATACGATTACGTCGTCGTGTTTGTCCAAATAACTCATGAATTTGAGCTCCCAGCTGGATCTGTAGACGATGCCGGTGGGGTCACCCTTGTATTTGACGGGATTCTGGGGCTTGAAGAAACCTTTCATGACGCTATTTATTAGTGATAAATAGAAACAAATCAATAGGAAAGATGAAAAAGTATGGGTTTTCGTTTCGACGCGGTGTTCGCCGGTATAAACTCAGTAAGAAATAGTGATGTCGTAAGGGCAGCCGGCTTAGGAGTAGGGGCTGCGACTACAGCTCTTGCAGTTGTCAACAGAAGACCATTCGAACCCAATCAGCTTATTCCTCAGAAGCTAGTGTTTCCTAGAGACCTTCCAAACTATCCGCTGAGTATGAGCTTTGACATTATGCAATATAAGAGACGCTCAATATTTAATCAGCCATACATAAAGCCAAAAGGAACGATTCGTCTTCCTGTAGCAAAGAATATTGCAGACAAGTTTTCAATGAATTGGACCGATCACAGTCAGTCTCCGATCGTCGGAGCCACAGTGGAACAGATCTTATCCACTGGCAATTTCAATGGTAATATGTTAGATAACATCAAGACAGCCGCGGCCGGCGTCGGTTCAGCTGCTCAAGGATTTGTACAGGGTCTAGGAATCGAAGAAACAAGAAGGACAGCTGCAGATCTTGGCAAGTCTCTAGAAACTAATCTCTCTCTTTCTGATATAATTCAGCCTCTAGGATTAGCAGAAAATCCATTTCTAACTGTGTTGTTCAAGCAGCCAAGTTTCAAAGAGCATAATTTTTCTTGGAAGTTTATTCCACGCGATCCAGAAGAAGCCAGAATAATCAATAAGATCATAACAATTTTTAAGTGGGCGCTGCTGCCAGATATCGCCACCGAGACTAGCGGCACACTTATGAATTATCCGCACATGATACAGGTAGGATTCTTCGGTGGAGATAACTATCTCTATAGATTCAAGCCGTGCGTAATCACTAGCTTCACGGCAAACTATGCACCGGCCCAGACGCCGTCTTTCTTCAAGGGTTCACAGAACGTTCCTACTGAAATCGACGTGTCAATGAATCTAAAAGAAATCGAGTACTGGACGAAGGTTGACTTCGATCCAGCCAAAGAACCAACCGGTCCAAACGATCTTCCGGTCACCGGAGGATACAGCCCAAATAATCCGTAGTTGAGACATGTCTGAAAAATACTTCAATAAGTTTCCTCTCATTACCTATAACAACCAACTCGCAGTTAACATAACTGAGAGAGTAGTCGTACGTGATTTTCCAGCCAATAACGCATTTTTGTATTATCCATATGACATACAGAACTACGAGAGGCCAGATCAATTAGCCGATAGAATCTTGAATGATGAGTATATGAGTTGGATCATATACCTGTCTAACGGTATCACTGATCCGTACTATGACTGGGTCATGACTGATGAAGTATTCAATGCCTATCTAATGAAGAAATACGGCAACGTAGACAAGATCACTGCCAAGACTGCATACTACAGAAATAACTGGTATAATGATTCGAACGTCATTACAGTAGGTGAATTTGATAGCTTGCCCGATATTCCAAAGTATGATGCCAGCGGCAACTTGTACTTCGATACTGCTAAGAGATACTACGAGCTGGTACTTACCGGTACTAATATTACGGCGTATAAGAGAAAGAAAATCGACGACGTCATTCATACCAATAAGATAGTACGATACGCCGTTACGGGCAACTCTGCCTTTACCAACAACGAGATCGTGAACATACAGCTCGGATACGCCAATACGTCGACCAATACGTTCGTATCTACGGTATCCGGAAACGCGCAGATCCTATCTTCAAACTCTTCCACTGTTACGGTGCAGCACACGACCGGATACGTGGACACTGTCCAGACCGGATACATCTTTAGCACGACTAGCAGTTATATCTACGGCACAGAGAGCGAAGCGAATTGTGCCGTCACTTCATACACTTCTCTGGCAAATAACATCGTAGCAGAAGAAGCTATCTACTGGTCGCCCGTTACCATATACGAGGACGAATTTGAGCGTAACGCCAAGAATCGCACCATCAGAATCTTGGATCCGGCGCGGGCTGGTGAAGTAGCACAGACGGCCGCTGATACGCTGGCAGGACTACTCTAGTATGGCATTAAACTCGTATCAGCCCGGCGACCTGATCATCAATAGTATGACGATCGCTGGTCGTACTATTAAGTCAGGCTTCATATCTGGCTCGATCTACGAGAGCATCTTTACGCCCTGCGTCGTGGCTGAATTCAATGTCAGAGATACAGACGACGCTCTATTTGCCGGCCTAAATCTTTCTGGTGGCGAGCCGTTCACCATAACATTTCAGGCTCCCGGCGGTCAGCAGGCCGCATACAAATTTCTGATTAATAAAGCGCAAAATCTAGCTCCCAGCTCTCAGTATAAGTCACGTACGTTTACTTTGATCTGCGCTTCTGAAGAAGCTTTCTATGCTGCGGGTGGTTTGGACTTCCATGGATACATACACAAGAGCTACCCTAAGAAGCTGATATCAGCCAATGTGCAGGATGTCTTAAAAAGCTATCTCAAGACTAGCAAGCAAATTAATGTCGAAGATACTCGCGGCATACAGGATATAATCGCGGGCAATGAAAAAGCTTGGGACTTCATAGATAGAATGAAAAGAATGGCCGTGTCTTCGAAGAACCAGTCTTCCAGCTACGTGTTTTTTGAGAACCAGAAGGGCTTCAACTTCATTACCATCGAGAGTATGTTCAAAGGTAATCCAGTAAAGTCTTTTGTACAAGATAGTACGGTCGGCACAGATATCATGAAGATGACCGAAAACAACATATTTGGATACGAGCTTCCGCATCTTATTAATGCAGTCGATCGTATTGACACCGGTACTCTTAAATCGAGAATTAGTACATTCAATTTCGAGACAAATGAGTATCTTTCGCAATCAGTAGATTTTCCTGGTACTTCCGATAAGACTGGTGGATCCGGTTCGTGGAATAAGTCTTCATTTGCGGCTAAGTTCGGTAAGTATCCCGGCCGTAACTCCACGATGCCATATGATAATCGTCGACCTATCACTAACATTCCAGAGTCTACGCCTAATCAGCTTGCCTATTCAGGCAATCTAATGCAGAGTCTTATCAAGCTACGCGTATTTGGAGACGCTAAGCTAAAAGCCGGCGACCTTATCGAAGCTAAGATCAAACAGCAGAACTCGCTTACTTCAAATAGCAAACAAGATACTGACGTATCTGGTAAGATGATCGTAGCATCTCTCCGACACATGATCAATCCCGAGGGAGAGCGTCCTAGATATAGCTGCGTTATGGAGTGTCTGAAGGGAGCGCCTAAGTGAACGTAGACAGGACACTGGACTATAGCGGCAAGCGCTGGCGCGGGACCGTGGTAAATGTCATGGATCCCAAGAAGCAGGGTCGTATTCAGGTTCGTGTCGTGGGTATGCACGATAACACGGAACTAGTTCCCGATAAAGATCTGCCTTGGGCGCTGGTTCGTATTCCGATGGGAGCAGGAGCTTCTGTTCGTGGCGTATCTTCTTCACCAGTCGGTGTTATTCCCGGAACAGTCGTCGACGGATACTTTGCAGATAGTGATCGTACTACATTCGTCGCTACTGGAACTCTAGTATCTGCCGGTCGAACGAAGAAGGGCCAGACTGTAGACGGATCATACGCGATCGATTCTGACTACAATGATATAGCAAATTCAGCAAGAGGTCAGGATCTTAACGCAGCTCTAGGTCTAAGAAATCTTCCGGCACTTTCACAGGTCGGCGCAATATTTCCTGTAGTATCTGCCGGTCTTGGTGCGCTCACGACACACACTGGTAATCTGTTGAACCTGATGTCAGAGATCGATCCCCTGAATATGTCGGGGACTATGGCTCAGGCGATTGAAGGATTCTCTAGTAGTTACATGTTAAATACCTTGACTGACGCGGCGTCTTCTTTTGCTGGTGGTTTGACGGGGCTACTGGGTGCTCTGGGTACGGCTCAGACATTAATATCTCAGGGAGTCGCCGAGGCGCAAGCTCTGGCTGCACTGCCAGCTACCATTCAGGAACTAGCAAAAACACCGGCCGGAATAGGTCAGCTAATTTCTATGGCAAGCAGTGTGACCGGTGTAGATCCAGTCGGTCTTCTAAGTGGTACCGCAGTCGGCGGGATAATGAATCAGGCGCTAGGTCTTGCGGGAGTAGTTGGCGGCGGATTTTCTTCTATCGTAAATCAAGTCGCGGCAAATTTTGCTGTAACGAATAAACTGCGTGATTATGCTCTAAAGGCAGCATCGCCGGAACCGCCGCCCGTTCCAGATCCGCCTACTTCTACGTCTTCTAAAGCCGCAACTACACCATCTAAGAACAAAGATCTTACAGACCCGTATCAAGATGTGGCCGAAATTAAGTTGCCTCCTCCTGTCATGTCTGCTTCCGATCTAGATACAAATGCAGCTCCACAGACTATTACTGCTGCCCAAGAACAGTTTATAGAAGCTAATGTGCCCGTAAATACAGCCGAAGAAAATCTAGCTATTCTAAATCAGTTAGAGCAGCGCGAGGCACAGGATCAACAGCAACAGCAGTCAATACAGACTGCTTTACAGTTTGGAATGGGAGCTTAATTTGTCTATTGAGTTTCCTACGTATAGTCTTTCTGGTAATTCAGTAGGCGCCGTTGGCTCAGATACCGAGACACTAACTAAGTCTTCGCAGGCAAATACGCGCCTGCCGCCGTCAACAGCGGCACCAGAATATCCGTATAACAGCGCGATGGTCACACGCTCCGGTCATGAGATGCACTGGGACGACACGCCAGGCCGCGAGCGCATTCGTATGGGCCATCGAGCCGGTACTTATTTCGAGATAGCAGAAGACGGCCGCAAAGTAGAACTTGTCTCTGGCAACGACTACAAGTATAATAAGGGCGGCTTGACCATCACGGTCGACAAGAACGGTGACATTAAGATCGGCGGTCTATTTCGGCTGGTGATAGGAGGAGACGCGCACCTGGAAGTTAATGGCGACGTGACCGCTTCTATCGGCGGAAGCATGACGGCCGCCGTCAATAAGAACGCGGAATTACACGTGGGTCAGAGCGCCACGGTTACGGCCGGGCAAAACATTACTGCAACCGCAGATCAAAACATATATGCTTCTGCCGGTCAGGACATGGCAGTGGTGGTGGGCCGTAATCTCACGGCCGTTGTCCAGGGAGACTCGACCGAACTCACTCTGGGCAATCGTAATTTTCAGGTCTCGGGCGAGTACAAGGTAGTGGCTTCGTCTATTACTCTGGATGCGTCCGGTGCTATCAGCACCAACGGTAATATCATCATCACCAACGCTGCGAATACGATCATCACTCACGCCAATACGATCACCTCGCAGGCTAATACGATTAGCAGTATCATTCCGAAGCTCCCATAAATACTGGAACCATGGCAAGAATAGAC